TTGTGAACCACCGCTTGTTAAAACAACTAGAGCCAGATCATTGTCTGGAATATGATAAGTATTATTAATTCCTATCATATCAGAAAAATTTGGACCTATAGTGCCTGGTTCTCGAATAGTTATCTCAACTTTTTGAGCATAACCAGTTAGAGCATGGGAATTAATTACCCACACATTGTTACATAACGGGAATATCACCATTTGCGATCGTCTTCCCGTTTCAGTACATGTTAAAACAGCACTTCCTAGTTTTTTCTCTATTAAATTTCTAAGTTGTTCGGGGGTAGTAGTAGAACTCCTCAAACTAGGTACAACTTTTGAGATAACAGCTGGAGCCCAATGATCTACTTTATGTTTCTCATCAACGGGTAATGATCCACCAGTACTTAAGGTTTGACAATTATATGCTTTGTAAGCTTTAAATGCCTTTCTCAACAAATAAGCAGCGCTCATTATAGTAACACCATATAGTGATACTTTCATGACTTTTCTAATCTGTTTAATTCTCTTAGCACGGAGTGTAGTCAATTTAGAGTGTCTCAAAAATAAATCTGTCATCCGCTCAGACGCCCATTCATGACACCAATCAATACGAGAAACTGCACACAAACCAAATCTAGTAGCAACAGCTACTGGAACTGTGATAGTGGCGATAACAGCACTGTTAATCATTAGAAGTAACATAAAGAACATGCAATCCCATTTGTTTGTTTTCCACTTAGCGTATAGGAAATTCCAACACACAGCAGACCATCCCAATATAGAATTATATTGTCCGGTTATAAAACTTTGTAAAAATGGATTCTTAATAACAGTTTTAATTGATTTATCCCTTACATGTTCAAACCGTGTCTTCGTGGGTAAATTAACACCTAAGAATAACTGATCCAGACCAATACTATCATTACCTTCAGAATCACTAGCAATAGGAGAACGATCATCAGAACTTGTCATACCTTCATCGTCAGACACTACTAAACTATCCTCACTCGAACTGATAATCTTAGTGATATCTTTTTGATGCTTAATCTTGTTCTTCTTAATACGCTCTTTATCAAATATATCTTTCAAC